AAATGGATGGAGTTAGAATTAGAGGTGGAAATGTTCGTCGTCCATTACGTACTAACACTAAAGAAGACGATGATATGATGATAAATGCTGCAGGGGATATTGTTAGATTAAAAGATTTGGAAGAAACAGACGGGGAACTTGAAAGTTATGTTCCCTTAAAAGAATTCCTCGTACAAGTTGGGACACAACAAGATGATAAAGGATTAGATAAACCATTTGATCAATCAGACCCGTCAGCATCCAGTCCGAGCGTAGGACAATTTGGAATAGGAGATAAGTTGTTAGATGAAACAGGTGAACCTATTAAAATATTAGGAAAAGAAGTTAAAGGAATATTCCAACTCACTGAGGGGGGAGGATTGGCTGTCACTGAGGATAATTCATTATATCTCCTAGACTATGGCGGAAAAAATTACACCAAATTTGGAGCCGGTTTATCAACAAAATCTTTGAGATCTGGAGACAATACATTTGTAGAAGTATCGGGGGATCAGGGGTTAACTCTTAATCATAGAAGTAGAAATTCTATAAAAATACAGAGTGATCAAGACGGCTATGGAGAAACAACAATAACTAATGATGTCGGTCGTGGAATTACAGTTAACAAAATGGGAACAGCAATTAACTGCGATGGGGCGTATGCGTCTATTACAGCAAAAGAGATAAATTTTAATGCAGAAAAAGTTACTTTTGGGGGGTTACTAGCAGCTGTTACGGGAGATGCTTTGTTTAAAGCAAAACTAACAGCAACAGCTATAGATTTGCATGTACACGCTGGCCCGTTAGGGCCACCTATTGTGCCAATAACCCCGTTAGTTTTAAGTGGTGCAATTGCGAGTACAGGAATGAATGTAGGGTAATATTATGTTAGATGAAGCAAGAAGAGGATTACTTATTGGATTAAAAGCATACAAAACTGCAGTATACGGAATGGAAACAATCGCTGCTGTGTTTCCGAACTTAATTGCGGATTTGTTAAAGATGTTTATGGCAAAAAATGCTATGGGGAATACTACACCTATTGGATATAATTGGAATCAACTAATGGAATTCCAAATAAATCTTGGGAATGCGATAGCTGCAGCACAATTTGATTATTTAGATAACATAGTTATACAATTCTTACAAAGTTATAGCTATGTGCTTCCTCCTTACCAATTTTTTATAGAATTTCCAGATGAAGAGATTCAAGAGTACACTGAAATTTGCAATGGATTCAAAGGAAAAGAATGGGATGATATTGTAGATGATTTTGTAGATGCCACATATGAATTTTTTGGATCAGGCAAGATGTTTAATACGCCATTAGAATAGACTCTTAGATTGGTACCAATTTAAGGAAAGAGGAGAAAAATTATGCCAGAAGATGCTGCTCCTGCAGGTGCAATACAAATTGTAGAGCCTTTAGTTTTTGAGATACAGACACCAACAATACCGTTATTACCAACAGTATCTACTCCTCCGGGGGTTGGTTTGAGCTCACCAATACATATTAATTATGTGTGCCCATTGTCAATTCATTGTGGGACTGATGACCCATGTAGTTTCACACACACTTTACCATTGTCTATATCATTACCAATTCCAGTATTCACATTTCCTCCAGAGTTCAATTTTCCAGTATTTGGATTCCGATTCGAAATACCACCTCCAATTTTCCTAAAATGCCCTGCGTTTAAAGAAGAAGATGCTGTAGCACAAGCAGCTAAAGATGTAGAACCAGAACCAGATGAGGACGAAGTGCGGGTTGATCCACCCCCAGCAGATGGAACTAGTCTAAATACATTAAACCCAGAGATATTAGAAGCACTTAAAGGTTTAAACATCTAAAATGGAAGCATGCAAATGGCAGACGAAGAGATTACAAATTATATAGAATCATTGAAGCAAATATATTGTCAAGATGGAAATCAAGCATTAGATGGGAGATATCCATTGAAACAAATGATTGGAGTAGCCAAAGCTACAATAACAGGGCGTAAGTTTAAAGTAGATCGGTCGAAACAATTTATAAGCAAAAGATTTGCACGTATATCAACTATACGAGAAGAACTTCTTAATATAGATCAATATGCTCAATTAAGGAATAAACATAATGTATTTGTAAAGAATGCACAATCTTTAGCACAAGAACACATAAATGCCACAGCGATGAATAACTTAAATAATAAAATAAATACAACAGTACTTCCTATGATGCGGAAAATACGACGGTATGACCGAGAATATAGAGAATTACAAGAAAGAATTTTGAGATTAACAGAATTAAGTAATTTTTATAAAACAGCAAAAGAAGAGCTAGAAGAGTTAGAAGAATTATTAAATTCCTCATAAAAAAATTACTTAAAATTATATAATTATTTACTATCATTTAAATTAGAAGGGCAGATATGTCAGTTGGATTAAAAATAGCTAATGGAGATATTGTTATAAATTCAGATGGGACGCTGGATATTGTAGAACAGGGGGATAAATGTCTTCGGGACTTTGGGAAAATGTTGGTGACTGATGTGCAAAGTGCTGAAAATATCCCTGAATTCTTTAGATATAACCCGCAATATGGAAGTTTATTAAACAGATTGTCTTCAAACAATCAAAAAAAAGATACAGTAATTCAGTTAGCTTATGATTTAGTATATAGTACAATACAAAATTATTTAAATTTACAGGGGCAACGAAATAATCTAGATATTGGGGAAATTATAGTAGATGTTGATTTCCAAGTATATTTTGACATTCAAGATAGCACTACCTTGATAATTCCAATAAAAGTCACAAATGCTGAAGGATTAACATTTGAAGTAGGTGAATTTGAAGAGAGGATTTCCTAATGAGAATTAAAAGTGTAATTGATATAAGAACAGAACTATATAATGCATTTTCTGCAGCACTTCCAAATCTGGATTTAACAGAAGGTACCCCAGAAAGAGATATTTTCATAGAAGCCCCGATAGCAGGACAAGTTAGTTCTATTTGGGACGCACTTATTTACACACAAAAACTCCACGCACCGTTAGTCTACTATGAAGATCTAGAAGAAGATGAAATAGACAAATTTTGTGCAACTTATAATGTTATTAGCAGAGCTGCTACATTTTCCAGTGGAACAGTTACTTTTTTTATAAATTCTGAACCTACTTCCAATATACAAATTGTTGATGGAAGTGTAATCTCTACTGCAAGTGCTACACCAATAGAATTTGCTGTTGATGGGACATATACAATGTATGTAGCAACAAAGGATAATTACTACAACGCTACAACAGAACGGTGGGAAATACAAGCTAATGTAAGAGCAGTTAACGCTGGTGCTGAATTTCGTGCTGGTAGTAATACAGTTACTAGATTAGTCACGCCAATCAATGGTTTAGATGGAGTAACTAATGATGATCCTATAACAGGAGGAGAAGCAGAAGAATCTATTTTAGATAGATTAAGACGTGTAAATGAAAGATTTCAAGGAAGAGATTTAGGTAGTACACCGGGTATAAAAAGTTATTTATCTATATACACAAGATATATAGATATCGTAACTCCAAATGACCCCCTAATGGAACGAGATGAGGGTTTGGGGGGTGCTACTGATATTTATATTATCGGAGAAGATTTAGAAACTACAACAGATGAACTTACTGTAACATCCACCGGATTAGATACTGGGCTCAATGTAAATTATACATCTACCGCAATAACAATGGAATATCAACCAGTAGATTCTATTAGTTCAGTAATTAAAAATGGGACAGTATTAGACTCTTCATATTACACACTAACAAAAGATACAGGAATATTAAAAAAATCAACAAGAGCTTACGATAAAGTAGAACTTACATCTACTGGAATTGCTAATATAGGAGTATTTAGTGATGGGGATTCAGTATCAGTAACATATATCTACAATGATCTGTTACATCAAATAGAAGATGATTTAAATGCAGAAGAGAATCATTTTCAAAATAGGGATTATTTACTAAGAGAAATGGATGAAGTTACAATAGATACGTATCTTAAATTTAAAGAAGTAGACGGACAAGATTTTGATACAATTGCTAATTCAGTAGAGCTTGCAATTGCTAGTTTTATTAATTCTATAAAAAATACAGGAGATGTTGAGTTAGCTGATATTATCAGTGTTGTGAAAAATATAACAGGTGTAGATAATATTGACTTAACAACAGCAGACATCACTGCAACAGGTGGTGGAGAAGAAACAGCTCAAGGTGATATTTTACTAGGTAAAAATGAATATCCTATTTCTGGTACAA